TCCAACATCGATAGGTTGTACAGGCGAACCAACTGGGCCTCCAACTAATAAAGGTGGTTGTCCTCCAGGTCGCACTACTGGGCCTCCAACATCGATAGGTTCTGGTTCTGTTGTACCTGGTCCCTTTGTACCACCTGTTCCTTCACCCATTCCTCCCAATAGATTAGTTAAAAAGTCACCAAAAGCGCCAGATGGTGGTGTGCCACCAAATATATTAAAGAAGCCAGGAGGCGGAGGTGGTGTTGGTATTGTTACACCGCCGATACCACCGAAAAATCCAGGGTCATCTGGTGGAGGTGGAGTTGTAGGCGGGGTTGTAGGTGGTATAGTTGGTGTTGTACCAATAGGTGTATTTAGTTGTTCTTGTGTATAACCCATTGGTTGATCTGGTGAATAACTTACGCCTGGTGCAATAACTTGTGACATTGGTATGCCGCCTGCTATAGAACGTGCGTAATTAAAACCAGAACTATATGTTGGGTCTGAAAAAGGTATTGAATAACTACCAAACTCATCTGGACCTAATGTAGGACCTTGTGTTGGGTCATAATATCCTGGTGGCATATAACCTGGTGTAGGTCTAAAACCTGGTGGAGGTCTAAACCCTGGAGGTGGTGTAAAACCTGGGCCAGGTCTAAATCCTGGAGGTAAACGATCTCCAAAGTCAAAACTAAAGTCACCAGCCATGTCTGGTGGTGACACTTCTTGTAGAGTTTTTAAAAACTCATCATTATACATATTGCTTGTTTTTGGAAATCCTACTGCCATATTTAACCTGTAATTAATTTGTCCATCTTTGCGTCTAGTTTATCTAAACGATCTATAACTCTATCTATGCTTATTGCAAATTCTTCTTTAGTAACATAGTTTCTAGCTACTTCTTCTCGAGTCTTATTGAGTAGTATATCAACTCTTTTTAATTCTGTCGCGTTTGTTCTTATACCATGTATTATAGGTGCAATTACTAGAGTAATAATAATGTTCCAATACATCAATGGATCCATTAGTAACTCCAAATATGTGGTCTTGGTCGACCTTGTGAATCTTTTGATATATCTAAGTGTATAAACCTAGCGCTACCTTTTTGGTTTACACCAACACCAGTAAACCCATAGTTTGTAGCTTTAGATATAATTTCTAATGCTTGTTTACCTCTAACACCTATATCAGCTGCTAAACCTAACGCGTGTGTTCCTGGTTTTGTTTTGTTTTTTTCTACAGGATGGTCTGCACACCTAAAGCCACTTGTTATCTTAAATGGAAAACCACAATCAGTTCTAAGGGCTTGTAGCTTATCTATCAATTCATGTTCAATTTTGTTTTCGCCACAATGCTTACAAGCAAACTCTTCTAGCTTAAAGTTATCCCAGCTCATTTTCTTGCAATCCCTTTGGTTTTTTCAAATGTTCGTAAACCACCAAGTCCTAACATACCCATTAATACAGTCATTAACGATCCCATGTCAAAGGATGGTAATACAAAAGATACTCCAGCTGCTGATAATGCAAAGACGATGAGAGGCTGGAGCAAAAAATGATAAAGCATAGCAATAGAACAAGTCCAGCCCACAAAAGGCCGCCATCCGCTAACAAATATAGACTTATGACCAGCTTCAATTTTATTAATCTCAATCTGAGCCATATTCGCTTTATGTAGTTCGGTTTTAAGTTCATGGTTTAGTTTTGCTTGTAAGTCCTTATCAGGAACTAGCTTACTGACTATATCGCTTACTGGACCTATTAGTTTGTCAATCATTTTTTCTTTTTGTATGACACTTTTTTACCAGCTTTCTTTGCAGCTGCTTTTGCTTTTTTCATACCAGCTTTAGTGTATGAGTATTTCTTTTTTCCTACCATTGGCATAATGTTTATTCCTGTATTGTATATATCGACAGTTTCTGGCTTTTGCCTTTGACACTTATCGGTTTCAATAATTTTAACTCAAATTTACAATTTATGGCAGTAGAATAGCCAATCAATATATCTTTTCCTACTTCTTTAGTAGCTGATTCTAGTCTTGCTGCTGTATTTACGCAGTCTCCTATAGCAGAATAATCAAACCTTGTATCACTACCCATGTTACCAATAACAGCTGTGCCAGTATTTATACCTATGCCGATATCAATGCCTAAGTTTGCTTTCTTCATATTTTTTTTTATTTCTATAGCAGTTTCTACGGCTTTACTTCTATGATTATCTAAATCTATTGGCGCATTAAATATAGCCATCATTGCATCACCAATATATTTATCTACCATGCCACCATGTTTTTGTACTGCATCTGATTGTATGGTCAAAGCTTTGTTCATAATCTTGGTTACTTCTTCTGGTGCTAGTTTTTCTGACAAAGATGTAAAACCTCTAACATCTGTAAATAAAAATGTTGCTTCTTTTTTTTCACCACCAAGTTTTAGTAACTCAGGATTATCTTGTAATCGTTTTATTTGTCTTGGATCTAAATAATGTTCAAACTGTTTTTTGATTTGTTGACGCAATTTATATTGCTTTTTGTAGTTTACATAGAAGGCAACAGTAGAGGTTATGATTTGTGAGATAAAAGTCCACGAAAAATCTAACAAAATGCCTTTCTGAACGCTAAAAACTCCTGAGAAGCCTGTAGTAAAGAGCAAAATTACAGCTATACTTAGACCCTTAACTACACCGAGATAATTTATTGTGAGCCATGTCAGCGACACAAAAATTCCAAAAATTAAAATTTCGGCTGCTAATGACCAATCTGGAATTCTTGGTGAGTTTTCTATTAATATTGACTCAGATAATGCTGCTTGAATTTTATGTGGCTCTAATAATCCAGTTGGTGTTGCAACTTGTGGCATGATTCCTGGTGCAGTTATACCAACAAATACAAATTTATTTGCAACATCTAATTCTTGTAAATTTGTTTGTGGTGTATCTACCCAACTAATCCATTTACGACCAAGACTGTCTGTTTTAATTGGCGGTAATCCTCTCACCGATATTTCTTGTATACCAATATCATTGGTTGTAATGATGTAAGTTTTTGCGCCTACTAAACTTTTTAATACTTCTGTGCCAAAGGAACTAACATAACCGTCTGGTGTTCTAAATAGTAAGGGTATACGTCTAACTAGATTGTCAAGATCGGTGGGTGCAGCAGATATACCTTCTTGTATATAGTTTCTTCTGAGGTTGTGAGTATTCTGTACCACACCCTTTGCTAGCATACCACCAACATCAGGACCTTTGATTACCGTGCCAACAGTTTTTGGGTATATTTGATTTTGGTATTCAAATGAAGCCAAAATAGATGTACCATAAACAAGAGAGTCTGCAAAAAATTCATCACCTCCAAATCTATCTGGATGAGGAAAACTAACAACCCAACCTACGCCTAGCGCACCAGCATCTATAATTTGTTTATGTATTTCACCTAGTCTTTGTCTTGGTATTGGCCAGCCGCCTTCTGCATCTATATCTTCTTCGGTAATGTTTAGAATAGTAAAGTAACCAGATGGTTGTTGTTCAGGCACAAGATAATCAAAGACTTTTAGTTTTAGTATTTCTGTGGGCGTGCTTTGAAATGCTAAAGGCAATCCTAGTATTATAAGTATGGTAAATAGTATTCGCTTCATCAATTACTTTGCGTGATTTTGATAGTGCTGCTAGAACCACCATTTATCTTTACAATATTTGATGTTCCGTCTTGTATAAAAATAACAGTATAACTACCAGAAGAATTTATATCTACTCTAGCAGTATCACTAACACTACGGATAAGCGTTAATACTTCGCCTGTTACAAAAGATGTTATTTGTGTTTGTAAGTCTTGTCCTAGCTTTGTACCAACTATGTTTGTAGATGTAGCATCTTGTGCTAACTGATCCTCTTGTTTTATTTCTTGTAGTGCGTCTATAACATCTAGCAAATCTTCTAAGAAGTTTACATCAAGATAGTTTATATCTAACTCTGTAAACTCTAATTCTTTGTCTGAATCTAAAAAATCTTCATCTAAGTAATCTACATCTAAGTCATTGAAATCTAGTATATTTTTCTTTTGTGTTTGTACGTTTTCTTCTATAACTACTTCTTCTTTAGGTGGATTAACAATAAGCATATTGTCTATTAGCTCTAGTGTTAAGTCTAAGATTACAGGCGGTGTAGGTGACTTTTCAAACACATCTACTGTTGTAGCTTCATAAGGTTTGTTTAGTGTGACCGTACCCATAGCTGTAGTTACTAATATCTCACCACTAGAATTACCAAACTCATCTGGCAAAAGTATCAGCAAAGACCTGCCAATTTCGTCTACCGTGACTGTAAAATCAGTACCGCGAATTGCTATGTTTGCAGTAGGAGTTTTAAGATCTATATTGTTTTTATCTATCTTGTTTAGACCACCAGTAATAAACCTAGCTGTACCCAAACCAAAAGTAATAGCCATTTTAGATTTACTAGGGTTAGGGTCAAAGATATATTCGTCTATGGTAAGTTGCGAATGTTCGGTTAGTTTTACTTGTGAGTCGTCTAAAAACCTAATAGCCATACGACCATCTGTCGTTACAGCTTCATCATTTTGTTGAATGTTAAATGCTAGTTCAGCGCTATAAGGTTTATCCCTAACAACACTAGCTTTGCCAGTTAATTCAGATATGTTTCCTACATCAACAGCTTGTGCTTGTACCCTGGTCGTTTTGAATGACGCAAACAGTACCATTGTTGCCATTAGATATAATTTTAAGCCAGTCATTATCTTGGGTACTTAGTTGCTGTATATTAAAAGTTCTGCTGTTGCCTGTTTGGTCAAGATAAAAATATCCGCCTGCATATCCGCTTCCTGTAAAGTTTACTGTATTACTATCTCCGTCTACATCAACATAGTTAGTAGCACCATCATAGTTTATATCAAAATCAAAAGTGTTGCCGTCACCGTTAATAACCCAATCTAAATCAAGGCCAGATGCTAAAGCTGTTGTTCCTGTGTCAAGTGTAAATGTATTAGTGCTACCAGTAACATCAACATTATAGTTAGAGTTATCAATACCAAAAGTATTTGTAGGGTCAGCTTGTATAGTAAAAGTATTACTATCACCATCAAACTCAAATAATCCTGTTACAGAATCACCGTATATATCACCTAGAAATTTGTTAGTATCGCCTAATTGATTTATGTCTAATGTTAGGCTTATACCATCTAAATCTAAAGGAGTCATACTTCCTGCAGAAGATTGTAACCCACCTATAATATTACCTGATCCAAGTTGTTCTAAGTCAATGTTTGCTGTATTACCGCTTTGGTCAATATATATTTCGTTGTCAGCCGCGTAAAGAGGCGACACAATCATCATCGCAATCAATAGTTTTAATTTGTTCATCTATTTTCCAATATCCTCTGGTTGTTCCTTCCTTAATTGTTTGTAGCACAGCAGTTTCTATTGCTGTCTGTAGTGCTATATTGATTGACTCGTTTCTGACTAAACCGTTTTCTATTTCTACTAGTTCGGTGCTGTCAGTAATAAAACGAAAAACATCTTGATCGATAGATGCACTTAATATTGTTTTCGTTACTAATACCTCTAGTAACACTCTACCTGTACTTACAGATACAGTTCGTAAAGATATGGTGACGGTATCTTGCTTGTATTGCCTAGACATTCCAATGCCTAAGTATCTAGCACCAGCACCCCCACTCTTTATATTACTTTCGTATGATATCACGCCACCCTGCATAATCAAACCAGCAAACAATAAATCTGGAAGCTTCTGTTTATCTTTGTTTTGTTGTCTAGCGCTTCTTATAATTTGGCGTTCTTTGGTTACGTTGTCTAAACCAACGCGCTCAACTACATCAAAAAAACCATCTTTATTACTACCTGCGTGTTTTAAGGCTCTTATAAGGTATGCGTCTGGTGCTTGTGTTACTGCAGATGAAAAGGTTGCATAAGAGCTGTTGCTTCTTCTTTGTCCTGTTTGGTCTGCAAACGACCCTGTATATATAGCAATAACTGGTTTTGCTTTGTTTGCAGATTGTATGTTTGCAAGTTCAGGTACAAGCAATAAACCTATTTCTGGTTTTTCTATTTTTTGAAATGGTGGTAGGTTGTTGTCTAACGGATCTATAGTTATCGCACAGCTAGAAAGTAAAGCTACCGATAGGAAGAGATATAGTTGTCGTATTGCCATCTGAGTCTGTTATGTTTAAAGTTATGATACCGTCTACAACATTATACTCTATAGTATTACCTTCTAAAGTTAAAACACCACTATCACTAGGTGTTTCGCCAAATAAGTTTTCTACAAGCTGTCTTGATAGTTGTGCATAAATTCTTGATTCTAAGTTTCTAATAAATCTTGCAAGTGTAGTGTTTTCTTTGTCCCTTTCTATTTCATCTTGTAAAGCTTTTAGTTCTGCTTTGACAGTCATTTTACGAGTATATTGCTGGTTTTCAATTGTAAGGTAGTGTGCAGAACTACCTATACCAGAGAATGATGGTGATTTAAATTTGTGTACCATTTCATCAGCTGCAAGGCTTTGTCCCACAATCATCAAAACCATGATTGAACCCATAAAAAAACACCATATAACTATTCTGGTTTTAGCTATTTCTTCTTGCTCTATTTGTTTTTGTGTAAGTCCTCTTTTTTGATAGCTTGCCATTAGTCTTTCCTCTTATCTTTTCTCTCCGCTTTAGATATTTTATTAGTATCTATAAGTTGCGGAACTCCTAACATTGTTTTAATCATAGTATCTTGTCTAATGATTTCATTATCCAATGATCTAACTCTATCTATTAATGCTACTAAAATACCATGCTGTGTGTCTAGTTTTGTGCCAAGACGTTCTTCCATGGCATTAATGGATGTATTAACTTTATCATCTACGGTATCAAGTTTAGTCTCCATACCATCAATAATTCTGTTAATAAGTTTCCAAACAAACATACCCAAACCTATAGCCGCAGCTATAGGAAAACCTAGTTCGGTTATGAGAGTAACTATATCGTTCATTTAGAATTGAAGAACATTTTGTCAGCTTGTTTTTGTAGAGAACGCTCTATAAACTTGCTTATCAAATTGTTTAAAAATCTCACTTTTTCTTTTTGATTATGGTTTTAACATTTGTAGGTTTACCGCCTACACCTTGTGCTTTCGCTCTTTTTCTTTTGACTGCACTACGCTTTTGCGCGGCTGTCATTGATGCAGCTTTAGAAGCTGGCACACATTTTGGGTATTTTCTTTTTGAACCTTTAGCAGATTTTCTACCACACTTTTCATAGCCTCCACCTTTTTTTTTAGAGCCTATTTCAACCCAATTTTCTTTAAACCATTTAGTAAGGCCGTCAGTATCTCTAGCCATTTCTATATCCGCCGCCTTTATTTTTGTATTCTCTTACAAGCCAAGCGTTAGCATAAGCACTAGGGTATACATCAAACTTTCTTTTAGCCGCAGCTTTTACACTTGCGTATAGTGCTGGGTTAGTAGGAACTGGTCCTTTCTTTTTTTTAGTTTT